GTAGCTAACGCAGCTATCGTCTCGTAACTCGCCAATATGGTCGTCAACGCACTTGACGACACATACCCCGCCAAAGCCTGAGCCACCACCCAGCTCCCTTCAAAAGCACACCAATTGTAATTATCGCCAATTAATAATAGTGATTCATCCTTCGCAAGCGTTAAAACATTACCAGACGCACCATTAAAGAAAAAATTACCTGTTTCCGTTTGTAACGTTTGGTTTACGCCGCTATTATTAAAAAAATATAGAGTTGCCCCGCCATTACCAACCGGTGTTGGAACATGGGTTATAGTTGATGCACCGCCCAATTGTACCGCGCTGCCAAATGCGCTGGTTGTCAATGTTGTTCCGGTAGCCGAATTAAGGCATGTTTCCAAATTTCCTACGGTTGTTTGTAATGCGTAGGGATTCAAGGCATTGCTAACAAAATTATTTACAAACTCCGTGCTTGCCCCATTAGTGCTATTGTCGCTAATTGATTTTGTGGGCATTGTAAGCCCATTAAACGCCGTTGTGGCTGCATTGACCGCCGAAGTGATGTAATAAGCCGTGCCGTTGAATATCGCTTCCACAATGGCATTTTCTTGTATTTCACCGCCCACCAACGCCGCACCAGACAGCCCTTTTAGGGCATAAGTTGTGCCACCATTTATGGTGATGGTGCAACTGCCTGTGTTGGTGTGCGCGGCCTTAAAAATTACTTTGGTAAATGTTGTACTTGTTCCCATAGTCGGGTTTAACGCTATGGCTATAGCATTGACTGCCCCCGTGTCATTTGCCGCTCTGACAACATTTTGCTGGTCTGATGCAGGGGAATAAATATTGACCATCATCCCTGCCGTAATATCTAAAGCCGCACCATCACCCACCGCAAAAGCAAAGCCTTTGCCAGTAGATAATCCCGCCGCAACCGTATATGGCGTGGATTCTTGGTTTCTTTGCACGGTCAAAACATCACCGGAACGCGCCGTGCAATAGGCTATCTCAGTGTTTCCGTTTACCGCACTGACCAATGTCAAGCGAAAAAAATACCCAGATGACGGATTGGGAAATAGTGCGCCGTCACCCGTATTAAGGGTTATTGCAGTGGCGGTTGAACTAATGGCAATGGCCAATTTCGAAACCGCATTGTTGGCAAACATTTCAATCATATAATTGCAACCGTATAAGAAAAGTTAAAAGGTAAAGGGCAAACTCCAGAATTTAAGGCTTGTTGCAAAATATAGGCCAATTGCAATATGGTTGCACCGGCCGCCGTGCCGCCATTGTTGCCATAACTTAAATTAGTTTGTGGCGCATAAAGTTTTGACGTGTCCATTGTTATTGTTATGGTTGGAACACCCGAAACAGTGGACATTGTTACGCCAACACCATAAACCGATGCTATAGCAACATCTTGCCCGCTTGTGCCATATAAAAAACGGATAATCCTGCGTTTAAGCCATGGAATATTAAAAACTTGCCCATCGCCTTTGTAAAAGCTCCATGTAATAATTCGTTTGTAAATGTCATCCGTCACTGTTGTTGATTGGCTTTTGCTATTTAAGCCGCCAGCATACGGAACGCCGCCAGCAAAACTGACTGAAGCAAACGGGCCTTTATTTGGCACATAATCGGTTTGCAATGTCGGTCGGATAATCCCATATAACCCAGTAGCCACCCAATCCAATAACGGCCCGCTTAACCCCGTATAAATGGGCAAACCTATATTAGCAAACCAATCCAAATAATCCTGTGCAATGCTGTTATATGCGGCAAATATGCCTTGCATATACGCATCATCCGCATATTGTTGGTAAACATAGGCGGGGATTAGTTTATTGTTCATCCTTGTGTCACCGTTATGCCCGTAGTGGTGGTCGTAAAATAAAGCTCAGGATCGCCATAAATGGCTTGTGTTCCGGTAGCCGGGGCGGTTACAACCCCATTGATTGACACGACAAAAATAAGCCTGTCTATTTGTGTTGACGGAACAATTGACGCAATTGAACTGACAAACAATTCTTGCATTGCCAGCGTGTTTATTGGTGCGCCAATTGGCAATGTATTGATGTAATTTATTAATGCATTGGCAACTAATTGATTAACGGCATTGCCAGCCACCGCATTTACCCCTATGGTGTTCCATGTCAACGCCATAGTTACATTTTGCGCCGATGATGCAATGTACTTCACATTGTAAGTGTTAGACCCGTCAATAACCGATATGATTTTATTTCTTGCCGTGGTCGAAGACCCGACAAGCCAATTTATCATAGGGCCCAACGCATAATAAATGGCGTAAGCAATTTGATATTGGTCAGCGTTCCCGCCTACAATAATTTTCCAATTTCCGCTTGATTGGGCAATAGTTATCAGATAATTGGGAACGCCAATATTTTCAAGCAATGTGGTTAGCATATTGGCAAAACCAGTGGCTTGTACAAGCCCTGCATTTATTACTTGTGTTCGCCATGCATCCGTTGTGGGTGCGCTGGTAGCCGGAGTTACCGCCGCCGGATTGGTGCATGTTATGGCATAGGGGGTCGGTATAGATGTTGTGATGCTTGTCACCGTTCCCGCCCCTGCCGGTGTGGTCGTAAAATATGACGTGGCAACGCAAAACAACGTGATACTGCCGCCGCTTGGAATGATGCCGCCAACAACTACGGCATATTCATTAGTGCCGTCCGACACAGTAAACCCTGAGGGTATCACATAATCTATTGCGCTAGTGCCGCCCGTGGTTGGCGTGGTAAATGTCACCTCTACTGATGCATTGGAAGCAACCGCTTGTGTCACGCCATAAACCTGCGCCAATTGGTTCAGCAAAAATTCATTTGCACCATAAGGGGTCAATGAATTGATCAAATCAACCCGAGCCTGGTCAATACTGATCAATGCGCCTGTGCCAGTGCTTAACAAATCCTCCACGGGGCTGCCGGGCAAATTAGGCGTAAACCCCGGCATTGAAGCGGTTACAATGGCAATCAATGTGCTGTTTAATACGTCCGGCGGGGTGGGTTGCGCCCCCGCTGCGGTCATGGAAATGGGTATGCTCATACAGGTATGGTTGCGCTAATGGTTGCGCCGCTATTGGTTATGATGCTAATGCCATAGCTTGGCGTAGTTAAATTGGGTATTTTTGCGATGATAAGGCTTGCAAAATATTGGGCAAATTGCGATTGCAATTGATTGACATAATAATCTGGAAACATTTGCGTTAAAACGGATGCTTGGGCGGGTATGCCATAATTTGTAAAGAATGGCGATTCCTTTAAATTTAACAACAAGCATTGCATCAACGTTGTTATCCAAACCGCATCATTATTGCCGTTTGCATCAGTTTGCACCATTTGCCATGTTTTGCTGCCGTCTGGGTTGGTTATTCTGCCGTAAGTTCTCAATTGGGCGCTCCTGTGTTGCTACCACCTGTTTGTACGCCACCATGCGTATGGGTGTGTAAATTCGTGCCTTGTCCCGTCACTGTTCCGGTCACTGTCAAATTACCGTTTATGGTAACGCCTGACGATGCCACAATTAATGATGTGCCGCCAATTGACAATGTTATTGTGTTGGGTGATATTTTTATTAAAGCGCCCGTTGCCGAAGCATACAACGTCAATGATTGCGGGTCAAAATCAGCCCAATCAACATTACCAATTGGAAAAAAAACCATGCTGGACAAATTGCCCGGCTCAATCAATCCGTTTGATTGATTGCCAAGCCCGCTAATTATGCCAATTGACACATTAGCGGACATTGCCAATCCTTTGTCGCCCACCTTTATGGGATAACGGATATATTCCGCTCCCGCCAATGGCATTTGAACCTGTGGCAAAGACGACAACCCCGGAAAATTGGGCGGCAATTGAGATTGAAAACTGACCGTGACTATTGCCCCGTCAATTTCAACCACCGAACATGGCAAAATTTCCCCGTTGTTTTGCAATGCCGAGTTAATCTTTTTGTCTATCAATTTGCCCATGCTGTATTGCAACGGCAAACGTTTTGAATAATCAATCATGATGGTTTTACATAAATGCAATCAAGCGTTGTAATCCAATCCAATGCATTTTCGCTTCTGAAATTACCAAAATGCCGAACCCTGATTATTTCAAATATGCCTTTAAAAGTCATGCCAAATTTATTGATTGAATTTTGCTGGGTATACGCCGCCGCCGATGAAACTATGGGCGTGCTATCCAAAACAATCTGGTCAGTAAGACCCAAGTCTCCCCGCATGACACAATAAAGCTGCACCGTGCCGCTTGCCACCCATGCGGGTTGACCAATCAAATCAGTAAAATTTATTTTTTGTTGTTTTTTGTCGTTTGGCGCATCAAAAATAAAAACATCTGTGCCAGCCACAAAAAAATCAATTGCTCCTAGCGTAAGCTGATTTATGTACCGGGCAAACTCACCCAAATTATTGGCATAATGGTGCAAAGGCGCTTTGGCTATGTAAGACCCTTTAACCTTATTGTTTATTGTAAATTTTTGGCTAGGTGTTATTGGGCTGTACGGGTATTTCTGCGGTATTGGGCTATATCCGTATGCCGGGCTTAATGCTTGTACAACCGCATCAACAATTGACGTTCCTTGCTGGCAACTAAAAACTAAATTATCAGGTTTTAATGTGTTTCCCGTGTCCGCCATCACCACAAATGATAGCATCATACCTGTGCCTATCCAGTTGCTGTAACATTGGATAATTGCCCCATGCAACAACAATCCTCGCTGTGCAGGATTAGCTAAAGGCAACCCGCGCTGCATACCGCCCCATAAATCCAATGTCATGCCAACCATGTCATTGGTCGCCATCATGTCTTTGACTGATATGCCATAGATGGTCACGGATGCCGAATTTTCCGCTATCGAATAAAACGATACTGGCGCGTCAAATTCAATGTTAAGTGCCGACATATTTGGGCTATCGTCACTATTAAAACTGGTGTATTGCTTAAATGCGTTTCCGTTTTTGTCGGTTATCAATAAGTTATACGCCCTCATAATGTAATGAATTGCGCCAAATCAGAGCGGTAAATAAGTTGGGTGTTGAAATACCCGGCAGTCATGCTAATGTTTTTTTCAGAAGTGCTACCAATAACAGGCATACAAACAATAAAATTGTTGTATTGGTCATAAATGTTAATGTAATACCTCATGCCAAATATGTTCCACGTCACAATCACATTGTATGCATTGCCATCTAATATGGGCTGAAACTGAAATGCATCATTATTTGGCTGATAAAAATCGTAACTGGTCATATACCCAATAATTTTGTTATGTCGGACAAAGCGGGGCTGACCGCCGTTTTAACATCGCCCCAAATAGAGGGCAATGTTAATTCTTGATTTATGGGGATGCCTTTGGTAATTTTTGACATTAAATTGCCCATTTCATTGCCTGTCGGTTCGGCAATCAATGGCTGTTCAAAATCAAACTGAAATGAATATTGACGTTGTGCTGATTCGCCCTGTGAAATGTCCATTATGGCGGTCAATAAACAACCCGTATAAATATAAGCCGGGGTCATCACCGTAAAAGTTCCGCCGTTTTGAATATGATAATCAAGTGCCAGCTTCAAAGCCGTCAATGTGGGCAATTTGGTAAGCATTGAGCCTGTTTGTTTGGCGGGGCAATGCATCACTAGCGATACGGTCAACGCTTCCCTAATGACGGCATTGGCGGCAATAACTTGGTTTGCAAATGGGTATTTCCCTATGCTGTTGTTCATCAACATAGAGCCGCCTATCAAATCCCAATGGGCAAACAAACTATCAATGTCAGGTATTTGCCCGTTAATAAGATTGAATATCGTTGATGCACCGCCCAATTCTGTCAATGTGATGATAGGCAACAAACCGCCATTGACCGCCGAAGCAATCCCGCCTGTCAATATGACAGGGGATGCTTCAAACCCCATACGCCAAACATTAAGCAATAAATTGGGGCCGCTCATTGGCAAATCCTATTGGTGACAAGACTAACGTCACATGAAGAGTTGTTTTGAATTTTAACCATTGCCTCTTTTACATAGCGAGTGTCTTTTGTGCGGTTATAATCAATGTTTGCGCCCAAATGATAGCCTTTTAACAATTGTTCAGGGGTTGCATCACCTTGTTTTTGTGCGTTTTGGGCAATCTCATCCAGATATTTGATCATGCCCATGACGGATTCTTTAGGGTCGTAAACATTGTTAATGCCAAGGTGCTGGGCTGTCGCTTTTGTAATTTGACCAATTCCCGCCGCTGATGATGTTGGGTTTTTGGCGTTTGGGTTGCCGCCCGATTCATGCAAAATCAAACCGGTCAAAAAATTTTCTGCACCTTCCATTTTGGCAAATGCGCTGTTAGTGGAACTTTTTAACCCTTCTTTTACCCATTCTTTGACATTGCCAACCGACCTAAACAACAAATTGTCAGACAGTTTTTTTCTTGGGCCTAACCCTTTGTCTATTCCTTCCCCAATTGCGCCAAAATGGGAACTTGTCGCGTCTAAAGCTTCAATAATACTTTTTGGTTTTGTAGGCTCAAAATTAAAAATATCGCTTGTTTTTTCAACAAATTCAACAAATCCTTTAACTGAAGCTGTAAATTTTTCAGACGACAAATAATTGCCAAGGTCATGCAATCCGGTTGCCACGCTGGTTATTCCATCTTTAAATTTATCAGACCCAATCAATTGGTTTACGTCATCTTTTAATGCGGTGGTCAGTTTAATCAATTCAGGGCTAAGCTCAATAATCCGTTTCATAAAATTAATTTCAAGCTCATTTCCAGCCATATCAAGCGTTTGGTTTAATCTAGTCCATTCCGTTATTTGTTTGTCGGTAATTTCCAATAATTTTAATTTTGACTCATAATCAGATTGAAAACCGCCAACTTGTTCGGCCGGCATTCTTTCAAGCCGGGTTGCATCTTCCGCTGAAAAAAAATGCCCCCATCCTTGGCTTTCCATGCGTTGCGACAATGCCATTTTCCACTCCGCCCCATATTGGCTTTTGAGCTGGTCAATAAGCGTTTTAAAATTTTGGACTAATGCGCCACCTATTTCGGTGGTTGATTTTCCATACAGCTCTTCTTTTTTCATGCCCGTTGTTTGGGTAAAAAGCTTGTAGGTGTGCTGCAAATCGACCTGCGCTTCTTGTATTTTGCTTAGCAAAGCTTCCGGGTCTGTCACTGGCCTGTACGCATTTTCAAATGCCAGTTTTTGCCCTAAATTTAGCCCCAAACCACGCGCTGTAAATGACTTTTTTTCTAAGTCACTGCTCATTTTCCCAACAGAAAATGTTGCCGCCACGCCTACGCCAAAGGTAAATTTAGCCAGCGTTTTTGTTGCGTCTTTTAACCCATGAACAAAACTGTCCACGGGTTTTTTTAACATATCGGCTCCATGCCCATAAAGGCTTAACGAGCCGCGCAACAATTCTACTGGACCAAATCCGTCATTTCTTCTTGCAAGATTGTTAGTTATTGATGATTGTCGCGGAGAGCCTGTAACTGAAGGCTGAGTTTTTGCGGCTGCATTGACCTGGCCCGTTTGTGGCATAGGCCCGACAAAACCATTATTAGGGTGTGCCGTATAAGACGGCGTTTGCCATGTGCCAATTGATGATTGTCGCGGCGACCCCGTATTAGGCGCGCTTGCATTGGCGTTCGGTTGCGGTGCTTGCCGGTATGTCCACGAAACACCAGGCATGTTGGTTGCTGTGGAGGGAGGGATTGAGGAGGGCTTAGGGGATTCGGTAATTGTTGGGGCTTGCGGGGCGGATAAATTGCCTTGTGCGCCCACTTGTACGGTGACTTTGTGGGATTTTTCAAGCCACGCTTTAAATTTTGAGTCGTCAACCTCGATTTCTACAATCGTTTTAAGCGCCATATTTTTTTAATTCCCGTATCAAAAAACGCTGCCTAAACTCATGGGCCGATTGATAATTAAGGTCAGGGTTAAATTTCTTAAATAATTCCCCTATGCCTTCATCCGCCAGCCAATCAAGATGGTGGCTTATAACATGATCGCCTGATTGGTAAAACTGTCTGCCTCTGTCAATGTCGGCAATGAATCGGTGAATGCCGTACAGCTCAATGATTGCGATTGCCCGCCCCATCGTTCCAATATCGGAAAAATCATAGCCATCCGTTTCGACCCGTACACGGCATAGGCTAAGGTAAAAAAAACAATAGCCCCGTCAATTTCTTGTATGTCGGCTTGTTCTAGCATCCCGCGTTGTATGGCGGTGTAATAAGGGATGGTTTGCCAACCCGCATCACTGGGCATAATGACGTTAGTCAGGCGCCTAATTTCATTCATCAGGCCGTTTTCCACGCCATCCGAACCATCCCATTCATCAAGTGATTTTGCCACTTTCTTAAGCATAAAAGCCGCTATTTTTGGCGCATTTACCAGATTGCCGCCTAGCCGCTCTAATGCTATGCTCATGGGTTCAAAATATTTTTCAAACACCTCATTACTTATGGGTGTTGAATGCACCCATCCGCTTGTATCTTTTATATCAACCGGAATAACAAGGTTAAGCTGTTTGTTTATCATGCGTTCCACATGTCGCTATTGATATAGTAAATGCCTTGGATGGTTATCCGTTGTTCAACGGCTGTGCCGTCTAGTGGCAAATCACCCACCGACACAATAGCACAATTGCTAAATGTGTAATCTTGTAACGCCGATGTGTCGGTAACTACCCTGATTTCGCCTAAGCTGGTGTTTAGTTCGGTTTGCCCGCGATATGCTTGTGCCATGCCGGTCGTTTTTAAAATATCGGCCGTAACCTCAACAATCACATAAGGTTCAGGCGATTGCACCGCGCCGGTGGCGGTCAAAATCAACGATGCCGTTTGCCCCGTAAATCGAATGGCAATTTTTCCTTTACCAAGCTGCGGCGCGGTAATGTTAAGGTTGGTGTTATTCGGGACAACAATGCTGCCCCTTATCTGGTTGATTGTGCCTTGTGCAATTCTTGGGTTTGCCATATTTGCTCCTTATTGTGCGGTGTTGGTGGCGATAACCACGCTAAATGATATGGTCAAGAATCCCGTTTGCGTTGCAAACGTCACCGACAAACCGTTATAAATGCCCTGTGAATAATCGTTAGGATTGGCTTGCGTGTACGTTGTATATGGGATTGCATTGACCACCGGCGCGCCGCCAATCAGCCCAAACGAAACGCCACGATTGACCGTGCGTTGCAATACCGCTGTCAACGTGTTGATACCTTGCTGTGTGTAATAAAGCGGGTTGAGCGTGTTGTTTGACCCGTTAATGATTGCATTGGCAAGGTCAATATGTCCGTTAATATCAAACCAATCAATTGCATACCAGTAATTAAGCTGGTTTCCGTCCGAGTATTCGCCTTTTTTCAATATCACATTCGACAATCCACCCTCAGCGCCGCTTGCCGCATAATTGATATTGTTGGCTTCCATAGCCGCCATATCGATGCTGTTGCTGGGGTAAACAGTACACCCGTATAAAAACGAATAAGCCGCTTGTGGCACACGATGAATCAAAGAAGGCGAATAATTTAGCAAAATAGCCATCAATGCCGCCGCTAATGATTCAGTGCCGGAGGAATTTGGCGAGTTTTTGCACACCACCGCGCTCTTTTTTCCTGTCCAAAGATTAGTTGTGTTGCTGATGTTAAAGTAAAAATACACTTGCCCGTTTGGCGTTGACGTGGCGCTTATCATGCTGGCAAATGCCGTGGCTGCCGCCAAATCGCTTGCCCATTCGTTTGGCAACAAAAACGTGTAAATCAGATTAGGGTTGTTTGCCCTAAATGAATTTAATAATGCTATGCCATCAGAGGGGTTTACGTCGCCCAATTCCAACACATAAATGCCAACTGGGGAGCTTTGGGCGCCTCCCGCTTGCGTAAAATATTCATTAACTTGATTTTGCAACTGCGCTTCATCGGCAATAAGCATTGTGCCGCCAGTTACCAATGTGCCGGGGTTTGACGCATAAGGGTAAGTAAATGTTGATGTGCCGGTTACGGTGCATGGGAACGTACCGTTATAACCCGCTGGCGCTGTTCCACCAGTGACCGTATTGCCGGACAATGTCAGCAATATGTTGGCTTCACTGGACAATAAGCCGTGCGGCGTTGCAGTTGTCACTGTTACCGTGCCACTTGCCCATGTCATTGTGCTGATGGATTTTGATGCTGCCAATAATGCCGCCAATGCCGCCGCATTGGTCAAAAATGCCGAGCCTTGCGCGTTATTGCCCAATACAACGCCAGCCGTTCCGGCGACATACGGGGTTAATGTAGTTGCGCCCACTGACACGACAGCACCGGTTTGTAGTAGCGCACTTGGGGCGGGGGCTTGCTGTACGCTTATGTTGTAATTGACAATATTGCTCATTTGCAAGCCTTAAATGTAAGAAAGCGAAATGACTTGGCCTGTGCCTGGTGTAACCACCAGACCATTTGCAAATGGCATATCAACCAGATAAATGCCTACCGTGGTTGGGATATTAAATATTAGGTTAGCCGCAGCCACGCCGCCGGTTGTCGCCACGTCGCTGACTGTTCCTGCCGCGCTGCCAGCGGTGTTGACAATTAATCTGGCAATCCTGCCTTGCCCGGCTTTGATGACAGTTGCAGCCGTTACGTTTAATGCAGTGCTGGTGCTTGAACCTGTGATTAATGCGCCTTCAGGGGCAACATTTAACGGTGTCATCGCATTGGTTGATGTCAGTTTTGCCACATAGGCGGTCAATTTTGCAACATTCATAAATTTACTCAGCTAAATGATACGGTTGGAATGCACGTTGTTATCAATTGCCGCGCAATCGATTGTGCAACTGTTTGGTAATAATTCACTTCAAAATCAATTGTTTTTTTCATGCCACGAATATTCAACTCTGATTGTGTCCGCACCATATCTTTAACGACCGGACAATTGGTAATGCCAAACTGTTCTTTTAGGCTTTCGTTTAAAACGTAATCTACAAACAATAACGCTTGATCATTACGCAAACCATAAATAACAATTTTTGCCGTTTCTTTTATCAGTTGATAATGGGCGGTGTCGCTATCAATGTATGGGTAGGATTGCCACGCTTCTTGTGAGCCGTCCAAAATGTTCACCACTGCATAAGGGGGTGTTAAATTGGTTGGCACAAGATACGCCGGATAAACAGGCATTATTGCATTAAGCGCCAGCCAAATGGGCAGGCTGTTTGACAATACCTTATCGGTGTTGGCAAGTGCCGCCGCATCGTTAATGATCTGCGTGGACATTGCCGGATACGTTGCGTCACCAAAATAATGGTAAAGCCCTGATTGCCGATAAAATTTTGTCCGTGCCGTAAAACTAAATGTCAAATCATCCATTGCCCCTAAATACATGGTGGTGGATTCAATGTCATTAAACGGTGCTATCTCCACATTGGTGGTAAACACCACATTCTGTACGGCAATTGTTTCGTCTTCGCTTTGCCCTTGGTTGGAATCGTAATGCACCGACCCTTCAACTTGCAGAGACAAAGGCATGTTGGCGGGCGGGATTGCCAACAAACTGGCATTTACCCAAAAAATAAACCCGTCAACCGGCAATATTTGTTGCACATACAAGTTAAACGTGACTGTCTGATTTCCGGACAGTTCGTTTAAGCCCTGCACCAAAGCCGCGCTCATTTGAGAGCCTTGGGTTGCCGCTATTTCTTGGATGCTCACAACCAAGCCCTAAAGAACTTCATATACATGCCGGAGTCAAACAATGGCGTGTTCATGATTCGCTGGTGTTTTTTAAACCGCGAACGGTTCATTAATGCGCTTTTATTTGGCGCTTGTTTTATTTTTCCATTAAATTGCTGGTTTAAAATTTCTTGTTTAAACCGTTCTTGCAATGGCTTGCAAAAAATAGGTTCATTTGTGCCAGATTGAACTTTATCAAGATAAGCTTGACCGATCATATCGGCTAACCCTTCGCTTTCCATCATTTCAACAAAACATTGCATAACACCTTTTCCGCCATTTTTGCTGTTTTGTTTTTCAATCGAATCAGCCGCTTCGCCAGTTGTTTGGTTTTGTGCGTCTTTATTTTTGGCAATAAACCCTTGGCTTAGGTAGCTAACATTTTCTACACCAAGCTTAAACGTCATCATGAAACGCCCCACAAAGTGCCGTAGGTTGCCGCATATTGCAGGTATGTTCTGCCATAGGGCGTTTTTAAGTTTTGCAAATTAGCCAAAGATAAATTTTTCATGACTTCTGGATTTAGCAATGTTTGTCCGGTGATTTCGTCATGTGACTCGCTTATCAAGCCGGGGGCAAAACTGTTTATTTTTAAAGTTGACCGCAAATCACTAAAAAATGTTTGCCCGTAGTTGTCTTGGGCAAAATTTATTAAATGGTCTGCGGCTAAATTGTAAACGCATTGGTCGTAAATAATGCTGCTAATGTTGGCAATATCCAAATTAACCATATCCAATGCTATGTTATATGTCATTGTGACAACATCGCTGTTAGGGCATAGGTACTGCGGCCCTATACCCACAACACATTGGATAAATGATTGATAGTCCGCCAGCGTAGGCATTTATTTCTTTGCCTTTTTTGACACTATCACGCCTTCCGCCAATGTCGGCTTGTCAATTCCTATCTGCTTATCCTCAACCACCGATGTTTTAAAGTCGCCGGTTTTTCCCAATGCCGATTCTTCAAGCTGGTTGTTCATTGCAACTGCCGCCTCAATGCGGATTTTTTTACCCAATTCTTCCAAATATTGGTCATTATGGGTAAACGCCAATTCGATCAAATTAATATTTATTGGCTTGTCAATGCTGTAACAAAGCCCAACAAATTCCTTTGTTGATTTAACTTTGTCGGCACTGATAAACCCGTAAACTTCGTATTGGCTAATGATGTAGCTTATATCTTCCGGCTGAAAATCAATGGGCAATTGTGCCTGTTTTCCAGCCTCAATATTAACGTGTTTGTTTATTGGGTCGCCAAAAACTTTGTAATTAAATATAAAGTTTTGTTTGCTTGTGTTGGCTACAAACAATCTCATAATCAATACGCCATGCTGATTAAAGTAATTGCTTCTGGCCTTAATCCCCAGCCCGGTGTCACACGAATTTCGGAAATGACATTTGTGCCGCCTTGTGACAACGGCGACACGATTTCCATTGGGGCTGACATATCCGACAGCATCAATACGGTCGCCTCCATGCCAGGGGTAAGCGTAGCAAATTCGTTAGTGTTGATTCCTGATCTTATTGGCTTTTTGACCACGGGCGCATCAATAATAATTAAATCAGTGCCGCCCGTTCCTGCGCCAATCAATGTATCATCTAACTCCCATTCAACATCATCGCCAGCCACTTCACCGGCAACCCGTTCGACCATGCCAGCCACGGTGTCTGTTCCTGCGCCTTCGCGTTGAAATTGGGTTAATTGGACAATGCCGCTGTACGTCAATTGGCTTTGTACCCTCTGTGGTGTCAAAATGCGAATTTTTGTTGGCATACCAATATGCATCATTCGGGCTTTCAATGCACCAATTTGTGTCAGCAAAAAAATTGCCATTTGACCGGGGTCATAGGTGCTCACGTTTTGGTTGCCGTTTGAGTCAGGAGGCAATGTGACTGCTGTAGCGCCTGCGGTGTTTGCCAAACCTTCGCCGGTTGACGGGTTCATCCCGTACAACAAAGCGTTTCTCATAATCTGATAAATGCCTTGCCTCATGCCAAGCCGCTGCGCTTCTGGCAATGAATAACCCCAATTGTTTGCCGATTCAATATCGTGATGGTCGTAATCCGCACCCGACCGTATCAAATAGGTGGGTACGTTAATCATTTTGCTGGTTATTGAAACCCCCGGCAAAATGTTAGCCGCATGGGTACTTGCGGTTGACTTTGTTCGGATGTTCATTACCTTGGCATAAACTTGCAACATGCCTTTGCCTAAACGCACCAACGGTTCACAATTGGGCAACATGTTAAATGCACCAGAAGCTTGTTGGTATTGCATGATGATTTCAGGCAATACCATCGAAGGATGTACCTGCGCCCATGAAGGGGTAATATCTGCGCTCATTGTCTGCCCTTAAATTTGAATTAGTGCCACTGTACCGGTTTCGTTCCAGTACAGATTGCCATTGCCGCCAGCCAGCGGGTCGTTGTAAACGATAGTACGGCTGTTGCCGATGTTTAGGCCAATTACATTAATGTTCAGTGTGCCGCCAAACGCATTAAGCTGGCCTTTTGGTGTGATTGTTGGGTTTGCAACCGCCGTGGCAACCGGCACGTAAAAAGTTACGGTTGTGCTGGCTGATACCGCTGCCGCCACTTGCCATGACCCGTTGTAAACCAGCGGCACAAAGCCGGACAAATTTATGTAATCATTGGCAGGGACTGTAACCGCTGATGCCAATGTTAATGTGACAAGGCCGGTAGTGGTGCTTACAGTTGCCGACGACACCGATACCGCTGCGGTTGCCGTTTCTGCTGCAATCAATTGTTGACCCACAAAATCCCAGCCAGCCGCCACTTCTAATGCGCCGCCCGCTTGTGTGCCAACTAATGTTGCTGCAAATGCAGGATCACATTTAACGGGAATTTTTGCCAAAGAACCCAAACGATAAAAGTTAGCGGTTTGTCCGGGCTGCCCGCTTGGCACAGGGGATTGAGGTGTCGTCAACCAACTATGGGCTTGGTTTGCCACTGCAAAACCATTGATTGACCCAACGCCATTTGTCGAAGAGGTAGTAGCCCGTGTGATCTGGTTTCCGCGCGGGTCTGATTTTATTGTTTCGGTGACTGCCACGCCGCCCCACATGGGGTATGTTTCGTTAGCACCAATAAAACCATTGGCTAACTGATACCGCACCGCCGATTCTTGCAGCGCCATACCTTGCACATAGCCGTCTGATAATACGCTAAACCCACCAGCGGCATTGGTGGGTAGCATTGGATTTAATGTAATGCTCATTTATTTATCCTTGCAAAAGAAACTTTATGGGACGGAGCTTTAAACTGGTTCATCCACGCTGATGGACTACCTTTGAACGTGCTGATTTCGCCACCGCCGCGTAATTTTTGGACGTTTTCAATAAGCCCATCGCCTTCGTAATAAGCGGGGTTTTGTGCCACTGCGGTTGCATCGGCATAAATTGCCCGTTCGGCTATGCCAAAGGTGGCTTCATCCATAATTTTGCCTAAATCAATCCCTTTCCAGTCATTTGAATGTTTCTTAAACATTTCAACAACCCGTTTGCGGTAAGACAATGGCCTTTCGCCCATCATAGGGGCGGGGGCTTTAGTGCCAAACGCATGGGCCACCGAGTCCGCACGGGCTTGCGCTTCGCTAAGCTGGTTAAGTTCAGCATCGTTAAGGATGACGGGCAGGCGTGCTTCAATGGCTGCAATTTTTGATTTCAACAATTTATTTTCTTTTGCCAAAGAATCCGCCACAATTTTGGCTTCTTCTTCTTTTTTTTCTTTGTCTGATTTTTCGTCGTCATCATCGTCAGCAAATTTAGTTTTGCTGTCGTCGCTATGACAATCATCGTCGTCAATTTGCGCTTTGTTGCGCTCCATATCTTCGGCATTGTCAATTGCCTTTTCAGGGTCGCCTAAACTTGCGGCGGCTTCTTCATGCCCGCTGGCTTCTTTCTTTTCAGCACTTTCAAGTGCCGTCAAGCGCGTCATAATTTGCTCCATCATGCCTAAAATGGCTTTTTCGCCCGCCGACATTTCTGGGGCTGTTTCTTCTGGTATTTTGTCCATTGAGTCTGTTCTCACCGTTTTTTGAGTTGATACGCCCAAAGGTTCGCCGCCTTTATCCCAAACGCCATGCAAACAAATGGCTAAATGGTCGATATGCGAGGCTTCGCCTTCGATTAAAATTTTATCTAACCTATCATTGTTTTTTATTTTGTTCAAACTGCTATCTGACAAGATTACCCCGGGGCTAGTGGACAATTGGGTTTCCTGCATTTCTTTTGCCGCAGTTTCGTCATAAATCCGTGCAATACCCCACACCTCATTACCCAGCTTATAGGCAAACATAATGCTGCCTATATTGCGCTTGCCATACTCTTCTGAGCTTAATAATTCGGTTTTGTTGTCAGGATGAAACCAGATCACCGGTAGCCCCGCGCACCGCTCCATAAACTTAGGGTTTAAATATTCTTCAGGTGGCCTGTAAACGTATTCGTCCAGTTTGTCACGATACGCCACGCCTGTTCCGGTGATACGCAAGGCAAACAGCCACATGTTTTCGCATTTTTGCGGCGATTCTATTTCACCGGCGGCTATTTGTTTGGCTATATCAAGTTCGTTCATTTTCGACTTTTTCTCTTCCGGCGGCGGTCAATAAATGTTCTGGCAGGTCTTTTAACTTGTAAATGTATTTGCGGTAATAGCATTTGCAATTTGGCAATTCACCAGGCTGTTCGTGTTTGGTTTTTTTTGCCCATCCGTTTTGGGTTGCCCAATTGTCCGGCAATAAAAAAACCGTGCCTTGCAAATCATGTTCTTTATGGACTTCACGGTAATTGTAATCTGGCTCTCTAAAATTGCTGTGCCATATTCCTGCTATTGCGCCGGATTCTTTGGCTATGATTGTCGCAACCTTGCGTTCAAGCTTCCTTTTTTGGTCAGTTATCACATTATTTTCTTTTTTGGTCAAATCGACCATGGGCTTGACTATGTATGACGTGACTTGCCGCTGGTCAACTATTGTCGGGTCACTGGATGCCCAGCCGATAAACCGCCGTTGTACGTCGGCTTCTGCCGTTTGCCTATGCAAATTGATAATATCGTCAGCGGCTCTTATAGTGTCGTTTAGCTCTTGCGCCAGTTTGTATTTGATTCGGTCAATGTTTTGTTGTCCTGCATGGGGGGCTATTTTTTTGATCGCGCCGTGTTGTGTTGCCCGCTGATAGCTTGCGGTCAACCGCTCAGCCGCTTTTTTGGTTGGCGGGTAATCGCGCCGCAAGGCCAGCAATATCCACCATGCCCAGTCGTGCCTAGCTTTGTCATAGCCCTGTGCCATGATGTCAGCCACGGCATTGCGTACTAATGCCTTAAAGCTTAAGCGCATTTAATACACATTGTCAGTGCTTTGTTCTATCGGCTCAGGTGGCACATAGGCCGCCAAAGCCTCTTCGTCAATTTCTAATTTGTTTGGAAACGTGATTTTTAGCTCATTGATGTTGTCTGCCACCCATGCAATCAAGGCCGCACGGTTTACCGGGTCTAGCATCGGGGCCATTTTGTCCAATACGATTTCCGAACCTTTTAATCTAATTTCTTCTGCTTTTAACCGGGTTTCTTCCCGTTCCTCTATCAAATCAGGCCATTTTGCTTCAAACGAGTTTGACCATTTGTAAAATGCCGCGTCAAATGTCATGCCGCCGTAATCGTTCTGAAATTTTTGCACAATGTTGTCGTAAAATTCTGGTGTCCATGCCAATCTCATGCATATTTTGTCCATAAATGCGTATAACCCATTCATTGATTCTCTGACTGTGTCGATATAACGCATTTCTTTTTTAGCATCCTCGCCGCCTTCGTTTAGGCCCTTTGCAAAACTATCACCCGTCAACATGCTGGCTGGCACGTCTGCCGCAAGGGCTATGTTTTCGATGATGTTGTTTCTGCTAACCGTCATCGGCTCTGATATTTGCGTCAGATTGATTGACTCGACCGACTCATCTAAATCCAG